AATCTCCAACGGGACTGCACCTACACACGAGATGACCATGCGCTGGCTTGAGGCTTGTGCAGATAAGTGGGCTAAAGACCCTGAAACATTCGCTGCTCGTCGCGGCTTCTCTGTGTTTGATGAGTCTAGCTTGACCAACCGTTTGGGCTACACAGCCCCTGCGGAGGAATAATGCACTTAGTCGTCGGCACGCCGTGTTATGGAGGGATGATGTGTACTGAGTACACTCAGTCCCTGCTGGCGCTCAAGGAAGCGTGTATGGTCAACAATATCAAGCTGACTTGCGTATTCCTTGGGAATGAGAGTTTGGTGCAACGTGGCAGAAACACCATTGCGCACCACTTTATGCAGATGCAGGATGCCACCCACCTGATCTTTATTGATGCTGACCAGAAGTTTGTGGCAAATGACATTGCTCGAATGATTAAAGCGGATAAAGGTATTGTGGGTGGGCCAGTCCCCATGAAGGGGGTCAACTGGGACAGAGTGCGTCAGGGCGCTGTTCTGAACCATCCTAACTTAGCTGCCCTCACGGGTATTTTTAATTTAAACAAGCTGGATGGTCACGAGATGATTAGTCCAGACTTGCCATTTCAAGTTAAGCACATTGGAACAGGCTTTATGTTGATCCGTCGTGATGTGTTTGATAAACTACAGCCTCATGTAGGCTGGTATGACAATGGGGGTGTAACTATCCCTAAAGGCGAGAAAGTGTACGACTACTTCAAAGTACAGAACTACAACCATGAGCTTCTGTCTGAGGACTACAACTTCTGCCACTTGTACCGTGAACACGGTGGAACCGTCTGGGCCGCACCTTGGTGCGAACTTGGACACTTTGGCGCATATCTTTTTAGCGGGCAATACGCCCAAGGAGCATAAAAATGGCACATCGCATGATGAAGTATCGTTTGACCGCAGAAGGCACAGTCCCTGCATTCCTCTGCCTACACGCTGAAGGCGTTGGTGGCGTGTTTGTGGTTGCTGACCCTAGCACCCCTAGCCCCCGTGATATGGTCATGGTTGGCATCTCTGAGACTGATGATATAGGGGATGCTGAAGCTATTCCAGATAAACCCGCGCTGTGGCACTACCTAAACACGGTTGGCGCAAACTGGACACAGCCTGATCCAGCACAACCAAACAATCCAGAAGCTACTATTCCTTTTGACGCAAACGCGGCGGCTGACTGGGCTTGGGGACGTCTTGACGCACTGAATGCTGCTTAAGGATAAGAAATGGCGCTCGAGATCGACCCAGTTAAATACGGCGTGCTTTGGCAGAAAGTCGAAGACTATGAGCGCCGCTTTGACGACATGTCAAAGAAAATGGACAAGATGGAAAGTCAGCTTGAACAACTGGTCGGTCTTGCTAACCAGGGTCGTGGAGGCTTCTGGGCTGGTATGGCGCTCATCTCTGCCATTTCTTCAGCAGTCGGCTACGTCGCTAACTACTTCCATAAAGGTTAAGCAATGGTCGACGTTACCAAAACGATCAGCGCAATTGCTGCAAGCGTAGCTGCTCTAGGTGGCAGTTACACACTAGCTGATAAATTTGGTTGGCTTGATAAACCCATTCTGAATTGGTCGCCTGAGCATTTTGAAATTTCTGATGGAGCTGTGAGTGGTGATTTTAAAGTTGTTGTAGCTCGTCAAAAACTAAGAGACGATTGCGAAGTTACCAACTTTAAAATTGAGATCAAAGACTCTGACCATGTAGTTCACCCGGCTATTCCTAGCATTGCAACTTTTAGTGGACCGGCAACGCCTACAGTAGACAAATTTGGTTACAAGTTCACTTTTTTGCCTGAAGTTCAGAAAAAGATTGCAGCCGGTGAAGCAACATTGATGGCACATATAAAATACAAATGCCCTGAAAGAGAAGTTGTGGTCAACTATCCTAACCACAAGAACTTAAAATTTAACATCAAGAAGGGCTAAAAATGATCCCAATAGTTGCGTCACTACTAGGAACCCTGGCCCAAAATGGTCTGGGCCTTTTGTCTTCTGCCATCCAAGCCAAAGGCAAAGAGGTTGTTGAAAATGCCCTTGGCGTCAAAATTTCAGACAATCCATCTGATGCTGAAGTTGCCAAATTGCGCCAGCTGCAATACGACCATGAAGAACGATTGCTTGAGCTAGGTATTGAAAAGGCCAGGATTGAGCAAGAAGAATTGGCTGCACTACTCAAGGCTCAAGCCAACCAAGAAGACAATGTCTCCAAGCGTTGGCAGGCCGATATGTCTTCAGACTCCTGGATGTCTAAGAATATTCGCCCTGGCACTCTTGTCTATATTCTGACCGCTTACTTGCTTTTTGCCGGTTTAAGTGCTGCAGGCATTGAGGTCAATGAAGCGTATGTCAACTTGCTTGGTCAATGGGGTATGCTGGTCATGACAGCTTACTTTGGCGGTCGCACCGTTGAAAAAGTCATGGAAATGCGTAAAAAGGACAAAGAATGAGCCTAAGCCAAGAACAAGCAGCATTCTTGTTGGATGCTTGCAAGCTAATCCAATTTGCCACTGATCAGGGTTTTATGGTTACAGGCGGCGAGTTGGCTCGTACTCCTGAGCAACAGGCTTTACACGTTAAGGCCGGCAGGTCTAAGACCATGAACAGCATCCACCTCAAACGCTGCGCCATAGACTTGAATTTTTTCAAAGATGGCCAGATCATTTGGGATAAAAACATTCTTGCCCCGCTAGGTACTTACTGGCAAAGTTTGCATCCTAAAAACCGATGGGGTGGCAACTTTAAGTCTTTGGTTGACTGCCCTCATTTTGAGCGCAATGTTGGTTGATGAACTACAACAATTTACCTTGAACTTTGTTTCAAGGTTATAATTCTTTTAAACGGCGCATGCTGAATCAGCGGCTAATACCCATGGAGTGTATATGAGCTATAGCATGACGTACGACAGTCTGCTGGTAGACGTGCGACGCTATCTTGAGCGTGGTTTCACGCAGGAGAGCGATCAAATTGTTTATGACCAGCTTCCTCGCTTAGTTACACTAGGCGAGCGTCGCATTGCCCGAGAGCTTAAAATTCAAGGGTTTATTCGAGCTGTGAGTACTCCTTTATCCATTGGCGTTGCGGTCTATCTTAAGCCTGACCGCTGGCGCGACACAATTAGTATGACTGTCAATGGGTCTCCCATTTTTGCCAGATCGTATGAGTATTGCCGCAGCTATTGGCCTAACGAAGCTCAGACCGCAGCTCCTCAGTTCTATGCAGACTATGATTATCAGCATTGGCTGATAACACCTTCTCCTTCTACAGTACAAACTCTTGAGATTTTGTACTACGAACAACCAGCCCTCTTGGGCGATGACTTACAAACCAACTGGCTTACTGAATACGCACCTGATGTGTTGTTGTACGCAACCCTGCTTGAGGCATCTCCGTTCCTTAAAAAGGACGAGCGAATTCAGACTTGGCAAGCTATGTATGATCGTGCTGCGCAGGCTCTCAATGGGGAAGACCTAAAGCGCATCATGGATCGCTCAGCAAATAGGAGTGAAGCGTAATGCCTATCTATACAGACGTCTTCGGTGGCGCAAACATTTACCCAAGCGAAATAAGCTACAGCGCAATAACGCTGACAACTACGGACGTTGTACTGAGTTGGCCAGAGGAAACCTCTACTAATGTCAATCTTGCAACCAGGATTATTGACGTCACAGCCACCAATGCTGGCAGGTCAATCTTCTTGCCTGATGCTCAAAAAAGCGGCGTCGGCAATACCATCCTGTTCAACAACCAAGGCGCACAAACCTTTGTAGTTAAAAATGCTGGCGGCACGCAAGTTGTTTCAATTGCTGCCGGAACCGTTTGGCAAGTCTATTTGACAGACAACACCACAACAAACGGTTTGTGGGAAACTCTCCAGTTTGGTGCCACCGTCTCTGAGGCTAACGCCTCAGCACTTGCTGGCACAGGCATTGTGGCTGTGGGTACTTTGTTGTCTCAGTCTGTACCTATTACTCAATTTAACACTAACTACATTGCAGGAGACACTGACCGCGCCAAAATGTATTTGTGGACCGGTTCAGGTGCAGGCACTTTGACGCTGCCTAGTGCAGCCACTGTAGGTAACAACTGGTTTATGTATTTGCGTAATGCCGGAGGTGGTCAAGTCACACTTACACCTTCAGGCATCAATACAATTGACGGCTTAGCTACAAAAGCTTATCAGCCAACTGAATCTTCTATTATTGTCTCTGATGGCACAAACTTTTACACACTAGGGTTTGGTCAGGCTTCTGTTTTTGTGTTTGATTACACTGTGATCAGCATTGCTGGAACAGGCACGTATACGCTTGCTGGATCAGAATTAAACCGCATTGTTTACAAATTCACAGGATTGCTAACAGGAACCCGGACAGTAATCGTTCCTGCTACAGTTCAACAATACTGGATTGATAACTCCACAACAGGAGCTTATACGCTGACGGTTAGAACTTCAGCCGGAACCGGAGTGAATATTTCTCAAGGAGCAAGAGGAATATTTTATTGCAATGGCACAGATGTTGTTGACGCAGACACTTCTACGATTTCTACGCCGGTTTCTATTGCAGATGGCGGTACAGGAGCTACAACAGCGGGCGGCGCTTTGATTAACCTTGGCGGTACTTCTGTAGGTATTGCTGTTTTTACCGCTGCTGATCAGCAAGCCGCATGGACAGCTTTAGGCGTTGCTCCGGCAGGCGTTGTTAATGGCGGGGCATTCTGATGCCAGAATCTACAATAGTCTTAAAGTCTCTCGCCGGTATAAAGCGAGATGGTACTAAGTACGACGGTGATTTTTACATTGACGGCCAGTGGGTTCGTTTTCAACGCGGACTGCCTAGAAAGATTGGCGGCTATCGCTCAATCAATAAATATTTAACAGAAATTTCTAGGGGTTTTAATAGCTTTACTCAACAAAGTTTGCAGTATTGCCATTCAGCCGGTGCATCAACTGTTGAGCGTTTTACGATTGATGCAACTAAAAACAGTTCAGTCATAAGCTCTAGGACTCCAGTAGCTGTAGCTGCAACAGGAACAGTTACTTTAACAGGCGGAGCTGCCGGGTCTGTTGATAGCATTACAGTCAATGGCGTGACTATCACATCAGGTTCTGTTTCGTTTACTACTGACTTGCCAACCACAGCAACAGCAGTTGCAGCTAACATTAACGCCTACACGTCTACTCCAAATTACACGGCAGTGGCGGTTGGCGCGGTGATTACTATTACGGCTTCAACAGCCGGGCAGTCAAGTAACGGATTTGTGGTTGTAGCTAACACAACAACGATCACAACTACCGTGACAAACATGGCCGGAGGCTTAAACGCCTTGGTTAGTTCTCCATATAACCAGTGGATGTTTCAAACAGCGTATGACGCATCAACAACAGCTAACTCGATCATTGCGCATGTAGCTCCAAATTTACAGTGCGTTTGTAATGACGTTGGTGGTCAGATTTTTTATGGCGATGTTTTAGGAACTGCCGCATTAAAAGAAATTCCATTGCCTGCAGGTGCTAATACCACAGGCGGTATCGTGATGCTGTTTCCTTATCTGTTCTACTACGGCACAGCAGGTATTGTGGGCTGGTCTGTTCCAGGCACTTTTACTGATTTGAGCGGCGTAGGTTCAGGTATTGCCAGGGTTTGGGGTCAAAAAATTGTCAAAGGTATGCCATTGCGTGCAGGCTCAGGGTCAGCACCGGCAGGTATATTTTGGGCCTATGACGCTGTGATTCGTGCTACTTTTTCAGGCGGCACAACCGTATTCCAATTTGATGTGATTGCTACAGACACATCAATTATGTCTCCTGATAGCGTGATAGACTATGACGGCGTGTTTTTCTGGTGCGGTGTTGATAGATTTTTGATGTTTAACGGCGTTGTTCGTGAAGTACCTAATCAATTAAACTTGAACTACTTCTTTGACAACATCAACGAAAATCACAGAGCTAAAGTTTTTGCTTTTAAAGTTCCTCGTTATGGTGAAATTTGGTGGTGCTATCCAAGAGGTGATGCCACAGAATGCACCCATGCCATCATTTACAACGTGCGTGAGAATACTTGGTATGACACGGCTTTACCTGAGTCTGGACGCGCTTCTGGTGGGTATAACAATGGCTTTGCAGCTCCTTTGTTGACAGACTGTGTTCCTACAACAAGTGGTTATAGAGTTTGGATTCATGAGCAAGGTGTTGATGAAATTGATGGTCAGTTTGCATCTCCTATTGAGTCCTATTTTGAAACAGCAGACTTGTCCACATTGCCTCAAGGTAAGAATGAGTATTTGAGAATTACTGGAATTGAGCCTGATTTTGTTCAGAACGGGCCTATGACAGTTCAGGTTACAGGTAGAGCTAATGCTAGAGCGCCTGAAGTCTATAGCAGTGAGTTCTCATTCCCTGAGTCTGCGACTGAGCCTTACCAACAAATTGTTATGCTTAAAGAACAACGCCGTGAGTTGCGTGTGCGCTTTGAGTCAAATGCTGTAGGTGGTGATTATCAGATGGGCCAGATTATTGGTCACATTGATTCTGGCGATAAGACGGTGCTTGGATGAGAGTACGTCTTACTTTACCCACAGGCATGCAGCTTCAAGATTGGGCTGATCAAGTTGCTCTTGATTTGGATAGCTATGGCGCTCTTGGTCGGTTAGATGATGTTGATAATTGGCAGAATTGGGCAATGCAGTTTTTAAACAACACGACGTTAGGTAGAAACTTTCCTCTGCCTTACGACTTTGATGACTGGCGTGAATGGGCCGAAAGGTTCTGCCAGG